ATTTGTCTGTATTTTGAGTGAAAACCATTTTTACAGGCAAATATAATTAACACATGAATTAATATGAGTACGACATATTGACATTGGTATTTTGATGTTGCATAATAGGGCTTCATTTATTTAGAGAGGAAATGAAAATGAAACAAAATATTCGTATTAATCCTATTGACCCAGCTAGAGAGAATGGTCGTATTTATCCCAACCACTACAAAAATGTTGATGTGGACATGTATATGTTCCAATCGGCTATGCTTGCTCGTAAAGAGAAGAAGCGTTTAAACGTATTCTTTTGGGTATTTGTCGTTTGTTGGGCAGCATTTATGGCTTATGTGTTTTGGATAACGAGGTAATTATGGAAATTATTAATCAAGGAATGAGAGTCGAATTAGAAAACATGGCTAAGAAAATGAATGCTATGGCTAAAAAGATTGAAGAAGCAAACAATCGTATAGATTTATTAATGGATATATTAATTAAACAATCAAAAGATGTTCAACATAGATTAGATAAGGAGAGGATATGAAACGATTTTTAGTATTAGCCGAAGTTGAAATTGATGAAAAGAAATACAACGAAGTTGAATCATGGAATATAGAAGTTACGGATTGGATTACCTCTGTACTAGCAGATCATGGTCGTGATCGTGGCATGCTTATTAAAATGCGATGCATGGAAACTGATTATCATTTACTTGATGATGTAAGTAGATCAGCAGATGCGATTGCTAAAGATAAAGCCTTCGATGAATTAGAAGAAGTGATGCTAACAAACAACATGTGTGCTAGTGGAAATTGCGAGGCTTAACATGAGAACAAGAAGCGAGCATATTCCTTTGTATTATTGGATTCAAAACTATGGAAGTATTAACAATGTAAAAGAAGATTCATTTGTTAGACATAGATTAATTGGTTGGCATTTTGCCGATGATGTGCTTAAAAGATTTGTAAGGATTTATAAACCAACGCCTAGCGTATTTGATGACATTATTTACAAGGCAGTAAGAAAATATGGAACACAGTTACAACATATGCCTATCTATTATAGGTGGTATAAAGACAGCAAAGGTAAACCTGTTCCATTTCCTTATAAAAGAGTTAGAAGACCTATGATAGTTTTTAAAAACAAATATGGTATTGAAGAGGTGAGGGTTAAATGATTATTACTAATAAATTTGGATTACCTAAGCCATTTGAAAACATAGCTAAGAATCCCACTTATTCAAAGGGTAAGGCACATCTATCAGCCACACAATTGCTTAACAGTCCTAAGATTGTAGCATTGATGAAGAAACACGATGGTGAGTTGACTCAAGATGTAGCCGATACCATTTGGTCTATCTTCGGTTCAGCAGTGCATAGCATTTTAGAAAAAGGTGGAGATGCTAATCATATTGTTGAAGAAAGATTCTTTGCAGCAGTAGATGGTTGGAATATATCTGGTGCAGTAGATCTTCAAGTCATTGATGCAGATGGTATCCACATTCAAGACTATAAAACAACTTCTGTTTGGGCAATTAAGAATGATAAGCCAGAATGGGAACAACAATTAAACATATATGCATGGCTTGTTGCTTTCAATAAGAAAGTTAAAATAAAGTCCTTGACAATTGTAGGAATACTAAAGGATTGGAGTAAGTCAGAAGCTGATCGTAATCCAGAGTATCCACAAAAGCCTGTCGCTATGGTTAATGTTCCTTTATGGACATATGAAGAACAAGAAAACTTTATTAAAGGTCGTATTGCTAAACATAGTGCAGCTGATTTTGCTATGGAAACAGATGGTGAGTTAGCAGATTGCACACCAGGTGAGATGTGGGAAAAACCACCAGTATGGGCAGTTATTAAACAAGGTGCAGCTCGTGCTAAGTCTTTACATGATGCAATCGAGTTAGCAGAAGCAGCTAAGAAAGAATTAGGTGCAGGTTATGAGATTCAACTAAGACGTGGTAAACGTGGTCGATGTGAAAGCTATTGCTTGGTGAATAAGTGGTGTAAACAATATCAACAATATAAGGAGGAAAATCCATGAGTGGTGCAGGTATGCCTTATGAGTGGTCACATACTTATGATGACTATGATAAGATATTTGATGAAAAAGTTCCAATGGTCGATAGTTCACAGATCGGTGGAACACATTATGTAAGTAAAACAATTCAGCCATGGGACTTTATTGTGGCTAACAAGCTTGGTTATCTTGAAGGTAATGTTATAAAGTATGTTTCAAGGTATCAAGAAAAGGGAGGCTTAGAGGATTTACGTAAGGCTAAGCATTATTTAGAGAAACTATTAGAGGTTAAAACAAATGAGTGTATACAAGAAATTACAGGAAGCAAGAATCCTGCTGCAAAATACTAGCTTGAAGAAGTCTGGTAAGAATAAGTTTGCGGGATATGAGTATTTTGAATTAGGTGATTTTCTACCTACCATTCAGAATATATTTAGCAAAATAGGTTTATGTGGCACGGTATCTTTCGGTACAGAGATTGCATCATTAACCATCGTAGACACAGATGCAACTGAAGTAGCACAAGGAAGCTATGTTGTATTTAGTTCACCAATGTCATCAGCTGAGTTAAAAGGTTGCCATGCAATCCAGAATTTGGGAGCAGTGCAAACTTACTTGAGACGCTATCTTTGGGTGGCAGCTATGGAGATCGTTGAACACGATGCTCTTGATGCGACCACAGGATCTGACTCAAAAAAAGCTGAACCTACAGTTGAAAGTCCACGTATTGTAGGTCTCAAAGGTGAGTGGCAAATCAATGCTCCAGCTAAACCAGATGGAGATATTCAAGGATGGTTAGATCTTATTAAAGAAAGTACTTATTTACATTTAGAGTTTGCTAAAAAAACTCAAGATTTAGAGACTATCTTTAGAAAGAATAAACTGTTATTTGAAGAAATTAAACTAACTGATGTTGATTTCTACAAGGAAATGATGACTCAGTTTACAGTAGTTAAACATAAATTAGAAAAGGAAAAACAAGATGGCACAAGTGTATGAAGCACGTCCTAACACAGGCGTATTATTTAACAACGATACAAAGAAATCAGAGAATCATCCTGACTTCAGAGGTTCAGTTGACATTGATCGTAACTTATTGATTGACCTTTTAAAGAAACATCAATCAGGTCCGATTAAAGTAGCGATTGCTGCATGGAAAAAAACTTCACAAGCAGGTAATGATTTCTTGTCATTATCAACTTCAGAACCTTATGAAAAACCAGCAGGTTCAGCTCCAGCTAAGAATCCTTGGGAGAACTAAGATGGCTAAAGCCAAAAAGGCAGTAGAAACCATTACTCCTCAAGAGGCATTGATCAAGGACCTGCAAGCTCAGGTCCACGATCTCTATGCTTTTTGTGTAGAGTGGCGTAAACAAAACGATACTTTAAAAGCGGATAATATGAACTTACACTATCAGGTTATTAAGTTAAGCGGTATTGTTCAATATTTGGAGAGTCAGCGTGAAGCCAATCCAGTTCGAAGCTAAAAAGGTTGCCATTAAGCAAGATAAGAATGGCGTTTCATTAACTCTTGTTGTGCATCCTGACGACTTTCCTATAGAGATTCTACAGGACTTCGTTGGGGCTGCTTATCAATGTGTATTTGTAAGAACTGATCGTCCTCATGAAGATAAACAAGCTTCGTATGTTGGAGAACAGCATGTGAAGTTAGCTGGCATACTTTGCACTTCAAAAGACTTTTGGGACTTCTTGCATTCAGATAGTCAGATATTTAAGAAAGACGAAGAGTCTGCTACGTTTTGGTTGCGTAATTATTTAGGCATTCAATCGAGAACTGAACTTAAAGACAATGTAAAATCACAACAACTTTTAGATAAGATTAACAGGGAGTTTAAACAGTGGATGCAAAATTAAAGAAAGTTCCATACTCGGTATATTTACCACAAGAACTGCATTCAAAGTTAACTGCGATTGCAAAGACTCGTAAGGCATCTGAATTGGTGCGTAATGCAATTACCATGATTATCGAAGGTAACGATGCATACAACAGTGGATATAACCAAGCCATTAGAGATGCAGCACAACTTGTTTATGATTGTGAAGAAGCAC